TCATCTTCTTCGGTCAGATAGTTGCCTGATGCCTGAGCATGTGTGTCACATTGACAACGTAGCCAACCACCACGACGAACTCGTCCTGGATTGCCGCATTCCTCACAGGTGACCTCGGACATACTCTCAGCCATTGCCACTAAGCCGTCGATGTAGGCATCGCCTCCGCTGTAATAGAAACGCAGAGTGCCGTACTTCTCTTTGACTTGATTGACGGTGACCTGCTCAATAATCTCTGGAACTGGGCGCGGCTTCTCATTGAGAATTTCTTTGCGGCGTTGTTCTCGGAACGACAGCATACTGGTTTGGTAATCTACCTCAAATAGAGTAAAGTCGCCGGCAAGCATTGCTTCGCGCATCGTGTTGTATTTTGCGGCATAGTCGTGATTCTTCACGCTCTGATCAATATGCCATTGGATGTTGGCACACAGAGCATGAATGATGTTGAACCAGCCATCGCCGCATGTAAATCCCCACACCATGCAGGTCTCTTTCATGTCGCCATGACGATCCGCGAACAGTTCCGGGAACTTTTCACATAGTTGTTTGTCTAATTTTTCGTTCATTTCAGTCCTAAAGTTTCCGGCGAATGATCCAATATCATTCGTCCATCGTCATGTTCGTAAAAAGATGCATCGACATCATCAATTTTGACCACAAGATCAGAATGATAAATGTCATAGTCTTTAAATCCGTCTTTGCCATATACACGGAACTGATATGTATTCGCACCGTGTACATAAATCAAACACCCTTCAACTCCGTTTGCGCTTTCAATCTTCATTCAAAGTCTCCCACATAAATTCATCTTCTCTTACAAACGCCACAGGCTTCAGCAAACCGTTTGCGATACACTCAATGATGATCAGTTTGTATGAATCATCGCAATGCGGATCAATCTCAAATCCGGCACGTGGACTGACCATGTGTCCGTCGGTAATCATCCATTTATGATCACCTTTGCGTATCGTTCGGATACTACTCTTTCGTTCCAGCATTGTCACGCAATACTCCTGTGTAAGCAATGTTCAGCCACCGAGAATAAGTATCGGCGTTCTCGCTCAATTTATTCAGATCATACTTGCCGCAGAACTTCAAAAAGTGAAGTCCAACTTGACCCACGTGAGCAGTACGAACTCCTTCGGTGATTACCGCGTCACATGCATCCTTGATTTCCTGAGGCTGAGCCGTGAGGTCAACCAGAGTGACATTGCGCTGATAGTCGTCTTTGACACGATGTTCCTCTCCGTTGTGATCCACCCAACGTTGCAGCATTATATTGTTCCAATCAAATCCTTGCTTGTCCCGATCCGCATACGCCTCTGTCAGGCCGACTTTGTTCTTTGTGCCTTTTGTCCTCACACCAGGATATGCCGAAAATACATTATCAGTCGGATCACCTCGCATACACTTTTCAAAAAGGATAAATTGCGGATCTTCCAGTAACTTCGGCTCTTTCGTTTTCTTGTCCTTGATCAGATTGTATTTGTGATCGTGATACCCTTCGAGGGTAATGTATTGATCTGTGATGCCATTGTACTGGAACACATTCGGCGCAATGCACTGTAAAAAATCGGTATCCGACGAAATGATGTAATGAATGTCATCGGGGTGAAGGTGAATGAACCTGGCAATCAGGTCGTCCGCTTCTGCGTTCGGCTCACGCAGAACACTAGCGTTGGTCTTGTCTTTGAGGTAGGCGATAAGAGCGTCAAAAGTTTCCCAAAAGAGTTGCGATTCTTCGCGCTCGGCCTCAGTAAGATCCTGGTCATTTACTACTCGGTTTCCTTTGTAGGGCTTATAGAAATCCTTACGCCATGAATGTCCCTCAAGGAGGAACACCACATGAATGTCAGGCCCGAAGCGTTTCACGATCTTGTTTACGGATGCGAACACCAAGTGGAGAGCGTATCCCACTTTCTCCCAAGAATCGGAATTCTTAGAAGCCATATGGCGCATACGAAAGTAGAGGTTAGCGGTGTCGATTAATGCGTAGCGTTTATTCATAATATACTACTATTATAACACCGATCTACGTTGTTGTCAACATGTGTTTACCCGTTTTACGAAAAGGTAAATAGAGAATCAATAGTAGAACTACTACTCGTCTTTTTATTCTTTTTATTTAATTTATTTTTTATTGTTGGTAGTGTTTTATTCCCAGTGCGGATATAATTGTTCACTCTGTCCTCTGCAATTTTATGATAGTCAGGACTTAGTTCGAACCCCATATATACTCGTTCAGTTTCCACACATGCCACCGCAGTAGAGCCGCTGCCCATAAAAGGATCAAGCACAACATCACCCTTAAAGGTCAGAAGTTCAATACACATCTTAGGAAGTGCAACCGGAAAGCATGCCATGGTCAGTCCCTTAGTTTCTGGTTGAATATTCCATATTCCACCTACTGCCTTCATGAAATCTTCTTTACTGATTGTATTGATGCCCGGAGATTCCTTAGGACGCTCTTTTTTCCAGGTAGTTTTATATCCGATCAGAATCACCTCATATGGATTATATATATAAGGAGCACTTGCACTTTGCCACGATCCCCAGCAAGTAAGAGTAGATTTAGTTAGATCCGCCCACATCGGTTGTGCTGATACAACAAGATCCAATTCAGTTAATATCTTGTATAACTCAACCTGGGGACTTACTCTTAACCCATTCTTTTTTCCGTTTGCAGGTATACCCATTTCTACTAAATGATTGATTGCAAATCTGCCGTCTGGCTTCAGAACTCGTTTCATTTCCGTTAGCCATGTTTTACACCAAAGGAGATAGTCCTCCCATGGTTTATCATCTTTGCATACATCATACTTGATACCGCAGTTATACGGCGGCGAAGTCATACACAAGTCTATTGAATTATCGGGGATGCCAGCGAACCCTGTTAATAAGTCGCAGTTTAATATAGTGTTGTTTTGCATTAGTTATTTATTTATAAATTCCGGGTTGTGAACATAGCACACATCTTTTTTACTCTCATATGTTATGACCAGGGTTTTGGTAGTGTCAGCATGATTCCTGACATGATTTACCTTATGGGAATCATGTGGTTTAACTTGAACTGGGAAGTTGTCCAACCAAGCATCGATGCCTTGACTTTCTTCTGCGGCATTACTCCATCGTAGTGCCATGTTATAGTGCTTGGCAGTTGCCAATACAGCATAATACTCACCACTCATACCAAAGTGTGTTTTGTAAATCACAAGGTCAATGATATAGTTCTTGGCGAGGTCTCTGGAAAAAATTGCGTGATCAACCGGCATTTTATTTAGCATAGAATGAAGTTTGTCGGTTGCTCGTTCAATCCGATCGACACCACCATTGGCAGTGTAAAAAGTTTCCCATTCTGTAACCGTTTTATATTCTTTTGATAAGAACTCAGTAAATAGTTCTTTCATGCTACCGACGATGTTTATTCGTGTTGCTTGACCATTTTGTGTGGCAATATTTAATATTGGTTTGGAGTATGCTGGAAAAACATAAGGAGAATCTCTCTTAGTGAGAGAATCAAAATGCTTCGCGGTCAACTTAATCATTTGAATCTCAATAAAAATAAACACTGAAACCGACTGCATCTTTTTTGAGCGTGGTCAACTTCATCCAGTCGAAGCGCGGGCCGCGATAGCGAATTCGCACTTTCATGCCGACGAGTTTTGCCTCTTGTTTGTATTGCTTTCGGGCAACATCAAGTTGGCTGATTGGGAGATTGCTGGCGATTGATACTGCTGTTTTCATTGCTGTCCAGTTGTTGATTCAATACAAGTATTATATCACAATATCCATTTGCAGTCAACTATGGGCCTGGTTGTCTATTTGCTTCTGCCAAAAGGCCCGGGCGTCAGCTTCATTGTCGAACGACTCTAAAACACTCATTCCGCCCAAGGGATACGGGAACCAAACGAGCCATTCGTCTCGGTCCTCGTCATAAGTGCAATGTAGTTTTACAGATTCAGTTTTCATCTGAATATTATAACACGAAACTGATTTATTGTCAACTAACTCATTTCGGAGCGCCCGTCGCCCAAAGGTCTGCGATTGATCACGCGCTCGTCCTTGCTTTTGGTCAACGGCGGAATGCGATTGTCCGGATCCGCCTGATTCTGTTCATACACTTCCAGTACCACATTGCGACATACAGTATGGAACCACCTATCTACAATCACAGATTCCTCGTCATCTTCCTTGAGTTTGTATCCCGCTTTGATCAGATTCAACAGAAACTTGTCGTTCCAGTCAAGTTCAAAGGCACCATTGTTGATATCCTTTGGGTCAATATCCACTGACAGAATTGCCACGTATGGCTCTCCTGCAGCAGTTGCCAACGCCTTAGCATCAACTCTCTCCACGATAGGTTTTTTCTTAGGGGCCGCGGGGCCACGTTTCGCACGAACCTTAGGTGGAACTACTATATCTACTGGGGCAACTTCTGTAGGAGGAGCATCAGCGGCCATTGGAGCAAGTGGTGGCTCTGCCCAATGAGGTTTCGGTTCGGGCTTGAATAGGTTTTTGAGTTTATTGAACATGCTGTATTTACGCCGTATGGCATTCACTGATAAATATAACATACCGACAGTAAAATGTCAATGAAATCGGAGAACCAATGAAAATAAAAGAACTATTTGAAGGCGCGGAACCAAATTTACCCGGGGCAGAGCCCGGAATTCTGATCATGAGTATGGATCAATTCCTGAAGTATGGTGGAGATGGTGAACCTGGTGGAATTGAGCCCGGGGATATGGATGAGCCAGAAGATGAGGAAGACGATGAGCCTAAGGGCGTTGGCCGCGAAAAGCGAACAGACGAAAATAAAAATTGGCAAGATGCTCAATCCGGCTTCTATGTTTATAGCAAGCATACTAACAAGGCCGTAGGTGGTCCATACTATTCTAAACGAGACATTCCCGAGTACTTTCAAAACGACAAGTATAAAATAACTTACACTCCTTTCAGCGATGAGAAAGAGTTGGATGAAGCAACTAAACTCCCTATTCCGCAACGTGACTTCAAAGGTAAAGAATTAACTGACTATATGGATAGAGTTAGGGGCACACCAAAACTTGACAAGCACGGTAACAAAACATTCAACAAAGACAGAATTACTAAAAAGGGAAGATTGGTTCCAGGGAAAGAGAAGTATGTCAGCGGTAAGACAAAGGGCGACAAATTCAAATTACCATATATGCACCGCAATAGTGTTATTTCATACTACAGTGAATCAGGTCAGAAATACAACGTAGATGCCATCAAACAGGCACTCGGAAACCGGCCGAAGAAACTCCTGAAACAGAATGAGAAGATGAAACACTCTAACGGTGCGTATGAACAGTTCTTCAACATCGGCTTCGCTGCATTAGTAGGCATTGCGCTTGATGAAAGCACCGGTGAATTGATAATCACTAACACTTGCCCGGGTGCAGGTTCTTGTAAGGTTGATTGTTTCGCCATGAAAGGCGGCAAGGTGCAGTTCGCCGGACCATGGGTCAGTGACGGCCGCATCCTTACCTTTCTGTTGAATGATCCTGACGGATTCAAGGCTCAGTTGAAGAAGGAAATTGAGAAAGAATACAAAGACGGTAAGAAGGGTTCCAAGGGATTTGAAAATGGTTGGAATGTCACTGTGCGTTGGCATGACGCCGGAGACTTCTTCTCTCCAGAATACCTTGATCTGGCATTTGATATTGCCAGAGATTTCCCTGAGGTGAAGTTCTACGCCTACACCAAGATTGCTTCTGCTGCTCTTGCCGACAAACCCGAGAACTTCATCATCAACTGGAGTGAAGGTGCTCATACCTCACAGGAAAAACAAATTAAGGCGAAGGATCCGGAATTGTCACATACCAAGCACTCACGAATCGTTCCTGAAGATTTGTTCTATGACCTGTTGAAGAAAGATGCCAAGGGCAATCTTGATAAAGAGGGAGCAGATGCCAAGGGTGGTGGTGGTCGTTGGCAAGTGCGTGATGCCTCTGCCCTACAAGAATTAAAGGGTCGGCTGGCAAAGGCTTACGGAATAAGTCTGCATAGTATTCTGTCGTATGACGAATGGAATGCCAAGACGGCTGGCGGCAAGAAAGAAACACCGATCAAGCACAATGTCATCATTGCTCCCGGGGAGCCTGATCTAACTGCTAACAATCACGGTGTTTTAGGAACGCTTCTTTTGAAGCATTAAGTAGACTTTGTGTATCGGTTCGGCGCCGTATGCCAAAAGGACAAACAGCGCCAGATAGATCACACGATCAATCATCAGTTTCATGCCATATTACAGAATAGATGCTGCTGCATATTCAGCCTGAATCCGTGATCCAGGCAATACTTACCAGTGTGTTCGTGGTTTCGTTGTGCAGCCTCCATATTGATTAGCCCCGGTTCAAAGAAGTTTATCTTTTCGTCCACTGTTGATCGTTCGGCCATGGTGATCTGGCCCTTCTCTGCCCGCAGGAGTTTAATCTTCTGCGGAAAATCGTTGTACACATTCATCGGTGAACAATAGATTTCCTTGTTCGAATTGGCTCGCTTCCAGTCATGTGCCCATTCAGGTACTTCATTATAAGGAGAAGTTGGGTCCGCGCTCATAACGAACTTGAGACAATCGGCTCGGTGTAGTAGATGAGCGGATGGTGTCAGATACTTTACAGCTTTGCCATCCTTCTCTGAACACTTTGGACTACAAACTAGCGTAACACCTGCAGGCACCACTGTGTCAGGAATACCGTTGCTTTCAACTTGTACTGCTTTGAAATACATTTTTTGCTGGTATTCCATAAACTTAGAAATATTTTCTTGCAGTAATGGTTCACCACCCGTCATGACAAGAACAATGTTTGGATACGTTTTACCAATGCGAGTTTTATTCAATGCCCAGTCAGGAGCAGCAATTCCTTTTTCGTTGTTAAAGTATCCACAAATAGTATCGTGAATCTTTGACTCAATCTGAGTAAACGTCATCCAATCGCCATCGTCAAAGAATGTGTCACAGAATGAACAGGTCAGATTACACTTGCCAAGCCTGATAAACAGCGCCGGCATACCGGAAAAGGGACCCTCGCCTTGAAGCGTGAAGAACATCGAGGTTACATACAGCGAGTTTGCTGGTGCATCCTTGAAAAACTTCTTACCGGTTATCTCATTTGTTCCGAACATTATTCTTCCTAAATTCCTCTACGTCCTCGACTGCTGATAATAATGTGTGTCCGTAATTTGTTGCTTGTTGCTTACTCATAATCAGTGTGGCTTCGTACTTGACATACCCATGAAACCAGATATCGCGTGTCAAACGCAGCCTTGTTACCAGACCGTTCCAGATATCTTTCCAGAACCAATCATACCATTGCGCCAGATTGTTGTCAATGTCGTATCGTTTCTCAACTGACTCCGTCCACCAGTCTGTTTTCTGCGTGGTGCAAGTAGTAACTGACACGCCGCAGTCATCAGCCTCAACACATATTTGATGTTCAGAGTCGCATCCGCAATCACACGGAACCGTGTATAATCTTACATCACCGTATGCACGATGCAGCAGAATTCCCTCTGCGGGTGTTTGTGGATTCATCAATATTCTTCAAAAAGGTCTTCTTTGTCAGCCCGATGACCGATTCTCATTGCCATATTTGCGTCAGTTTCCCTTACCTCTACCTTACAGCACCATACTCGCTCAGACTCGGCGGTGCCGCAATTCGGCAAGAAGATTCCATTTACATATTTGTACAGAAAATCAGCGATGCCTTCGCATCCAGTTTTCTCTACTTCAGTGATTTTTGCTAGTTTAATCTCTCCGAGGTGTTTGATTTCATCATACATTGGATCGTCAGATGCTAACAATAAACAATGGTCAAACTTATCCTCAAGAAAATCCTTCAATGGACGAAGTCCACCGAAGTCAGTGACCCAGTTGCGGGCATCAAGTGTATCTGCTTCAAACTCGAAGTGGAAACTGAGGGCGTATCCGTGAATGAGATTGCAATGAGAATCGGAACGCCATTGTCTGTAGGCCACTGGCCCAATTTGTTTATAGGTTTTAGTACTTACATATTTCATTTTAGTCCTTGTATAGATGCGGCTTTTGACTGATGCGAAAATCAATGCGATCCTGCACAATCTTATCGTCAACATCAGTTGCCGCCCAGTCGCTATTGAATTCAGCATCAAAGCCAATGAATGCCATAACTCGCCCGTGATCAGGAGCATATCCTCGTCGTTCCATTTCCTGAGCAAGTTTCATAAATCGCAGCATTAGGAATCTCTGCTTGTTGTAAAAGAATGAGACATGACCGCGACCGAGTGTGAACTTATCGGGGATGCCCTTAAGCACATCTTCCGTAGACTTTGTCCTGAGGGCACGTCGAAGCGCAGCCGGGACCATAGTGATTTCGCGCAGTTCAGCCAATAGGTGCATCCGCTTTAGTGAAGCAGGATCAAGATCAGAGTTTATGCGAGTCATGCGCTATTATAGTCGTTTACGAAGAAAAAGTCAACTACTTTGGTCAAAGCCCGTAAGTCGGGTCACACACCGCGCATCCTTCAATGTCGCATGAGTGTGCCGAATAACTTGGGCGTTTGAAGTCCATAAATGGAGCAATGTCATTGTCATATATTTGGGCCATCCGATCATAGATGTATTCCCGCTCAGATTGGTTTATTCCGCTGCTTAACACATCTCCTGATGCCCTTGTCAAACCATAGTCATGCCTATATGTATAGCACATGCTCAGGATTACTTCTTCACGGGTTTTCATTTTGTTTCTTTCCACAGGTGCAATGTCGGCCCTGATCACAATCATGTGTGCAGGCGCTGCCATCATGATACCATGTGGCATACTGAACTAGCAGCCACATGACACCAAATGATATACCAAATATACTGAGTATGGTATAAAGTACGTCCATGTTATTTTCCTTGACGCGCCATTTGATAGAACTCGGCGCGAGTTGCAGGATCGGTCATGAAGCGACCACCTAACCTGCTGGTCACGGTGCTGCTGCCAACGTCTTCCACCCCACGCGACTTCACGCAGAAGTGTTGTGCCTCAATCATCACTGCCACATCATCTGTGCCAAGAATGTACTGAAGGGCATGATAAGTTTGCTCGGTGAGTCGTTCCTGAATTTGAGGACGCTTGCTGAAATATTCCACGATGCGATTGATCTTAGATAGACCAAGCACCTTCACATTCGGAATGTATGCCACAGTGGCCAGGCCGTCAATGACAACGAAGTGATGTTCACAGTTGGATTGAACAGAGACATTCCGTTCAACTACCATGGCATCGTATTTCATCTTGTTCTGAACTGTGGTGCATTTAGGGAAAGCCTCATAATCAAGCGCCCAGAAGATTTCCCCAACATACATTTTTGCCACGCGCTTAGGCGTTTCAATCAGACTGTCATCCTCCAGGTCAAGCCCTAGTGCTTCCATGATATCACGAAACTTAGTCTCAATGATGGCAATCTTATCAGTCCGGCTGAGATTATTTGGTTTCATTGGAGTTTCTACTCCCATATTTACCAAGTGTTCGTGTACTCGCTTGCCTAATTCAGGGTCCGTCTTCTGTTTATTAAAACTCATTTTAAATTCCTTGTTATATGTTGTGAGTAGTTGCCTATGTCCCACTCCCGTTTACAGCAGAGACAACTTATTCTCTTCCCTACGAATTGAGAAGCTCCTCGTATTATAGCAGCTTTCTTATAGTTTTGTATAGCATCTTGGGAACGAACTTTCCCTTTGTTGCCCAATGAGATTTTAGCTCTATCCTCTGCGGAGTGCGGGATACCCTTTCGGAAAGAATTTCCTTTAATTTTCTCTGACTGTGCCAGCCTACCTGCATCAGTATTCTTTGTCCTGCCTAAATTGCGTAAATGTAATCTCTCCTTGTGGTCCGCCACTCGTTCCGGTGACCAGTTTTTGATTGTTTCTTTTCTTTTCGCATTAGCTTCGGGTCCCATATCACCACCGTATCCTCCTTTAGCGACATTGTACCCACATGAAGTAATATGAGTACTCAGTCGCTGGATCGTAGGTTCTTCTAATTCGCTGATATACTTTCGGTCCTCACTCTCTTCAACCAATGTTACAGTAAAATGCTCGGATCCATACTTGGCTATAGCAGAGTGCAATGGATACTTAGGGTTGCGAGAGTTTGATAAATGAATATTCCATCGTTCTTGGATGGTCATTTTAGTGATACCTATATACGATTTTCTATTAATCGTATTAGTGATTTGATAAAGTTTATACATAAATTCCTTTGATAGCATCTATCGTTTATGCTCAACGGGGCTTTCGCCCAATATAGGGAACCGCATGTCCCCTACATTGTATTTATGCCGAGTTAGGCTTTTGCTGCTTTTCGTGCGTTCTTAGTTTCAGTGATTCCATTCCGGCGAAGTTTGATCGCCTTTGCTAACTCTCCAAGCGCCTTGCGGGCACGGGTTCCTGCGGCAGAATTGCCCTTTTCGAATTTTTCATTCTCGGCAAGATATGCGTCGAATAGTGTTTGTAGTGTGTTCATGTTTTCTCCTGTTAATTATTTATCTATCCACGATACGTCCATTAAGTTTTTCAGCATCACGAACTTGTCGTATAGTTTGGCATGGGCGGTGTTATCACCGTAGCACCATTCAAATGCTGCTTGCGCCTTCAACTCACGTAGTTGATGATCTGTGTAAGTGGGATACGCCGGGCGAGCCAGCGATTCCCATATCTCTTGTTGAGTTTTCAACAGCGGATTACTTCGCAGAAATTGTTCAGCGAACTTGCCGCCTTGGCCAGTTGCTCAACTTCTCCGACCAATAGTTGCTGGAGACAAGAAATGTCTTCCTCAAAGTCTTTAGAAACATCGGCAACGATGCCGATAACGGCTCGTCCTACAGCATGAAATTCCCGGGCAAGAGTCAGCCCATCGGGTGTCATCACATTTACAATAACTACTGGTTCGTTCATGGATTATATCTCACTTCAAGTATGTGACATTCTTTGTCACTGGTGTTTTTAGCAGAGTGCCATACTCCAGGGCCAATTCCATAACTGCTACCCTGAATTACATGTATGCTCTGTGGTGAATGTTTATAGTCGGTGTCAATGAAACACTCACCTTGTAGAACAAACCAATGCTTGTTCAAAGTGTATTGCTTGGAAGGAAGAGACTTCCCACCGAGCAACACAAGTTCCTTCACTTTATACTGAGGCTGATCCTCAAGTATTATGTGCCAACCCCAATCACGAACGATCTTAGGGCCGCGCATTTTCCTGCCAGCAGTCTTTTGCTTGCTTTCCCTGCACCTGCTTGGTGAATTGACGGAACGCATAATCGCGCATGTCATACAGAGTTGCCTCATCGTACCTGTACCCGAAGTCCTGACAGAACATCAGGTAGTTTTCCAAGTCCTCAAAAATTTGAGCGACACGTGGGTTTGATTGATAGACGATCTTTGCCATTTTATTTTCCTTGCCCCTGATTTATAAAGACGAAACGTTGCTTAGGGGAGCAGCAACGCCCATCATTTGGTACGCATCTTTGAACTTGAAGAAGTCCATTATTCTATTGTCTGTGAAACGGGTGCGGTCACCATTTGATGCCGCCAAAGTAATCTCTCGGTCCAACTCTTTTAGATAGTCAGATTCAAACGGATTCTTTTCGTATCCCGGTTCAATAATTTTATTCGTGGCGAATGCCATGGCGCGCTTCACACAAGTAAGACATTCACCGCACTTTAGTTCAGTGGGGTGATAGCAACTGGTCGTGGAGTACAACACATCAAGCGGGATACCATATGCCAAGGCCCATGCGATGGTGTCTGACTTGCTCAGATTGCGAAACGGCGCCTGCACCAGTGTTCTCTTCTGGAAGAATTCATTGGTGAAGGACAGCAGCGCCTGAGTATCTCTTATGAACTGATCTGACTTATCATGCTCTTTACCGAGTTGCTCACCGTCAAGAATGCCTAACCAAACAGTATCAGCAATCATTGAACCGATAACGCTCAACAGAACGTTTCTACTCGGAATGATTTGATTTGTGAGTCGCCGCGCAATCAATGGCATCAGACCGTCAATGTTGATAACTTCAACCTTCGGATACCATGGGCCTATTCTGGAGATGGAGTCATGTTCCTTTTGTGAATACTGCTGCCCGAACTGAACATGGACGCATGTGATGTTATCGTAAATGCCTTGGGCTTTGGCATAGTTATACATTATTAGGCTGTCAAGCCCGCCCGAATACATGATTGCTAGATTATTCACCACTTATCCATTCCTAAAAAATGTCCGTCCTCTATCAATTTCATCATTTTGCTACTGATGTAATCGTCATTCTTCCCCTTCTCACCACCTTGTTGGTGCCTGAAGAATGTCAACGGTTCTGTAACTACGTCAATGAACTGTTGCTTAGTTATAAAAACTATCACTGAGTTATTAATGTCCTTGTTTATGCCGACAAATATTAGCCGTTCCCATGATTTATGCTTTGCCACATGGTTAATTATCCAACGATTTTTGACTGGTTCTGGACGTTTCGCTGTGGAGCCGCCAGCAACTGAAAACTTAAATTCCGTGAGGAAACCATCTACTACCCCATCGTGTCCGGAATCAGTCCTGTCAGTAACCGTGTGTCCGAGTTGCACCAATAGAGCTTTAGTAAATTTTTCCCCATATGCTCCTTTAGCTTTTGTAGTAAGAAATTTATATCCGGCGAGGCTAGTGCCATAATATGGGTCATATGATGCCTTTGTTAACTCTTTGATAAGAGAGTCCGCCACTGTTTTCATATCCATACTCATTGCTTAATGGCAAATGCCCAGATTTCTTTTGCATCAGGACGGAATTCCCGGCGACTAATTTGAACGTTGTACCCGAATCGTTGTAACAATGTGCTTAGGAAGCCTTCAGTGAAACAACTGAAATGAGTGGTGCTACTGGTGATGCCGTATCCGAATTCTGTGTTGCCATCAGGTACAGCCACAAAAAGGGCGCCACCAGATTTGTGATGCTTACTCACCTGCTCCATGAGAGCATACGGGTTTGCAGCATGTTCCAGAGAGTGATTGATGAAAATTGCATCAAATTTCTTGTCACCATATACACCATCCATATCATACCAGTCTGCATGATCAATTACTGGCCAGTTGCCCGGTGTAAACTCATCCTTGTCAATGTACAGATCAATGCCACGCACCTCTTGGAAGAGCGACTTCATTCGGTACATAACGTATGCGTCACCAGGACCCACATCCAGAAAAGAATTGTACTCCAACGTAGGAACATTCGTCATAAAGTGGGCGAAGGCGGCTGCTGACTTCTTCTGATATTCTTGGAGTTTATCCTTGAGTCCGGGTAGGTCATAGTCATGTCGCATGACCACTTTGAGACCAAATTGTGTGAGAAAATACGGTTTTGCCATGTTTGTTTCCTTGTGTTATTATAACAGATGTATGAGAGTCAATCAATCTTTTCGGCTAATGTCGTTTCAATATCGCTTTCCTCGATGACAGCATCATCCTCAGTTGGTGCTTCACCATACAGTGTATTGAATAGTGTCATGCTGTTGGGCTTTTCGCCACGGAACTTAGCCCATATCCACGCATGATCAGCAATGAGTTTCATGCTCTTGGCCTTGTCCTTAGCGGCGAAGATTTGGTCCACAACATCGGCAATATAGATCCGATCAAACCGTTCTTCAATCATCATCTTGGGCATTACGCCTTTGTCAAACTTCCTGTTTGCTTCTTGTACTGAGTTGATGTGCATCCAAACATTGTGGGACTGAACCAGAACATAACTTAGGGTATCCCATGATGTTTTGGTAGGTTTACCGTGCTTACCCACTGCTCCCACACCGCGATAGCACAGATCACCAAGGGTCATTTGGGCAGTCACAGGAGAGTCGGTGAACGTCGGATGAATACCTTCGGCAATCACCGCCGCTTTGAACGGTCGTGTGTCGCCGGCATACTTCTTATCCTCTGCGGTACTCATCATCTTGTATGACCACTTTTGATTGTGTTCGTGCTTGTTCTGATAATACATCTGTCCCTTTGCAGCACCGTAGAACGGGCTGGCGCAGTCAAACGATATGGTGAACTGAGGATTGTGGTGCTTTCTGATGGCGCGTTGAATTGCGGTGAACATCACGGCATACTCCAGCCAACTGGTGCCAAGATAATGAACCCAGTCGTGCTTGCCAGTTTCCAGTAGTCCATCGTCAATAATAGTCACCAGACGTTTCAAAATCAATTCAATGTCTTGGACGTTCATGCCGCCTGCTGACCAACCATTGAAGTATGTATCAGGATATTGATTCGGATCACAATACTTCTTCATCTCCTGGTACCAGTCTTCTGATTCGGTATGATTACCACCTTGAAGAACATTGAGAAACTTAGTTTTACCAGGTATACGGTTTTGGATGAAGAACTGATTGTTGATGTGCGTGGCCTTTACTGCATCAGCATATGTTTTGATTCCGGTGATCTTCTTGATTTCCGCTGAGGCATGTTCAATACGACTTGGAACGTCAAGCGTCATGGCATAGTCAGAGTATTCCTCTAACCATGACAGAACTTCTGCTCGTTTCTTTGCCGCTTTAGGACAGTTAGGATCTTTCCAGTCACCGGGCCATTGTCCAGTGAAGATTTGAAATCCTCCGGAGTCACCTAAAACAAACGTTCCCTTTTCTCGTTGACGGATCACCGCGTCATTTGACGACGGTTTATTCACATCAAGATCGGCGTGACCAGCAGAGTATAAACACCATTTGTAGTTGTACAGCCCTTTGCTGCTGAAAAAGTTCAGCATGTCAGAATCGGGAATACCTTTCGGCATCCGTGCTGGATCAAAATATGCCTCTCCGGACATTTGTTTTCCGATACCACTGATGTAGAAGGTGCTCATTGCCGGAAGGAACAATGCCCAATCCGACTTGTTCTTTTTAGATAGATTGTCTGTCATGCTGTTACTTCGGATTTGACCAGTGCCACCACCATGTCAAGTTTGTGTTTTAGTTCTGCTTGTTGATTGAGTAAGTCTTGGACTGCAGGATATTCTTTGGCGAGTTTCCTATACTGCTCTTCCTCTTCCATCTTCTTAGCGGCCCACGCAATGGCAGTTTCAGCGGACATAGTTAGCTTGACCACAGGGACAGCA